CAACCAACACCCACTTTTTTCATTGGAGTACCGACTCCTATGCAAAGCACCAAGCGCTCGGCGAATACTACGACGAGATAGTAGATTTGGTTGACCAATTGGCTGAGTCATACATGGGCAAATACGGCAAGCTGACCAGCTTTCCAAGCGCATATCACCAACCAACCGACCCAATCAAATACTTAGAATCCTTACAAAAGTTCGTACAAGAAGGCCGCATGGACTTGCCGCAGGACTCTGAATTGCAAAACATCATTGATGAGATTGCAGACCTTATTAACACCACAACCTACAAACTTAAGTTTTTAAAGTAAAGGACACATCATGCCACTCGATAAATCAGGCTCTGCCAAATCAGTTGGTGTCAACATCAAAAAAGAAATGAAGGCTGGCAAGCCAAAGAAGCAGGCTGTTGCCATCGCTTTGAACGTTGAGCGCGATAACGCTAAAGGCACCCGCAAAGCCAAGCTAGAAGAGGCTTACGGTCGCTTTTTAGGCAAGCGCGACGAAAAAGAGAAGATGTAATGAGCAGGCGCGACCAAATTCGTGCGGCGATGGATAAGCACGATAAGCCTATTGCTAAAACAACCAAAGGCAAAGGTCGCCACTATTTAAGCGTTGAAGAGGGCGCCGGCATGACTGCGGCGGGGCGCGAAGCCTACAACCGCAAAAACAACGCAAACCTAAAGGCACCATCCCCAAGCGGCCCACGACATGACAGTTTCTGTGCAAGGTCTAAAGGCTGGACTGGTGAGCGTGGTAAGGCCGCAAGAGCAAGGTGGAAATGCTAATGAAGAACGGACTATACGCAAATATTCATGCCAAGCGTGAACGCATCAAAGCCGGTTCAGGCGAGCGTATGAAACGCGCTGGCGAAGAAGGCAGACCAACCGCTAAAGACTTCAAGGAGTCGGCTAAAACCGCTAAGAAACCCCGCAGACAGCATATTGCTGAAGCCATGGCAAAGAAAGGTATGTGATGTTTAAAAAAGAAAAGATAAAGCCTGAAAACTCATTGTTGCAACCGCACAAAGAGTCCACGCTGGAAAAGAATCAAAAGGCAAGAGAGAAACGCAAAGCCATGCTGATGAAGCATTTTAATAAATTTGCGAAGGACATCGCTTAACTGTACAATTTAAGCATCATTAACTAATCACTTGGTTAACCATGCAAATACAAGAAGTCGCTGTAGAAGCGTTAATCCCTTACGCTAAGAACTCAAGAACCCACTCCGATGCTCAAGTGGCGCAAATTGCCGCAAGCATAAAAGAGTTCGGGTGGACTAACCCAATCCTGATTGATGGCACCAAAGGCATTATTGCCGGACATGGCAGGCTGATGGCCGCCCGCAAGCTGGGCTACGACAAGGTTCCGGTTATCCAATTAAAGGATATGACCGAAAGCCAAAAGAAGGCTTATGTCATTGCAGACAACCAGCTGGCTATGAACGCAGGCTGGGATATAGACTTATTAAAAATAGAGGTGGCCGACTTGCAAGAGGACGGATTTGACCTTGAACTGCTGGGATTTGATAACAAGATGCTGGACTCTTTGTTGGAGCCGGAGGTCAAAGACGGTTTAACGGACGAGAACGCTGTTCCTGAACTGCCAAAAGAACCCAAGACTAAGCTGGGCGACATCTATATCTTGGGTGAACACCGCCTAATGTGCGGGGATAGCACCAGCATTGAGGCAGTAGAAAAGCTGACCGATGGCTTGGTGGATATATTGGTGACAGACCCGCCTTATAACGTCAATTATGAGGGCGCGACTAAAGACAAACTGAAAATCATGAACGACAGCATGGACGACGAGCAGTTCCGTCAGTTCCTGCGTGATGCCTTTGTTGCGGCAGATGCAGTCATGAAACAGGGCGCGGTTTACTACATTTGGCACGCAGATTCAGAGGGTTATAACTTTCGGGGCGCCTGTCGTGATGCCGGCTGGAAGGTAAGACAGACCCTAATATGGGCAAAAGACAGCATGGTCATGGGACGTCAGGACTACCATTGGAAGCATGAACCCTGCTTATATGGCTGGAAAGAGGGCGCGGCTCACCTTTGGGCGGCAGACCGTAAACAAACAACCATTATTGAATGCACGAAACCAAGGGTAAACGACATCCACCCCACCATGAAGCCTGTGGAATTGATGGAATACCAAATATTGAACAACACCAAAGGACAAGACGTTGTGTTGGACTTATTTGGGGGTAGCGGCTCAACCCTTATTGCTTGCGAGAAAACCGGCAGAAAAGCCCGTTTAATGGAATTAGACCCCAAGTATTGCGACGTCATCGTAAAGCGTTGGGAAGAATTCACAGGTAAGACAGCTGAACTTTCGGAGTTATAAAATGGCTCAAGGTAAAACGCACGTTCCTACAAAAGACAGCAGGGAAACCGCCAAACGTTTATCTGCGTTGGGTGTCCCACATGAGGATATAGCCACAAGGCTAAAAATCAGCGCCGACACGCTGGTCAAGTATTACAAAGAAGAACTTGATGAGGGCAGGATTGATGCCAACGCGGCTATTGCAGGCACCCTGTTCCAACAGGCTAAAAAGGGTAATACTGCGGCGGCAATCTTTTGGTTAAAGACCCGCGCCCGCTGGAAGGAAACTCAGGTCAACGAGGTATCCGGTGCAGACGGTGGCGAGATAAAGATTTCATGGGCAGATGCCTAATATCAAGTTAAAGTATCGTCCGCGCCCAATATTTGAGGACTTTCATTCACGCAAACAACGCTGGGCAGTTATCGTGGCACACCGCCGCGCAGGAAAGACTGTCGCCTGCATAAACGAACTAATCGTCAAAGCCCTGCTGGAAAAGAAGCCACAGGCAAGATATGCCTATATAGCACCATACTATGCCCAAGCGAAAACCATAGCCTTTGACTATTTAATGCAGTTTTCTGAGCCTTTCAGAAAGCGCCACAATGTATCCGAACTGTGGGTTGAATTGGTCAATGGCGCCCGCATAAGGCTGTTTGGTGCTGACAACCCTGATGCCCTGCGGGGTTTATATCTTGATGGGCTTATCTTGGACGAGTACGCAGATATGAAGCCCAGCGTGTGGGGTAGCGTTTTGAGACCCCTACTTTCAGACCGCATGGGTTGGGCTGTATTTATCGGCACACCAAAAGGCCATAACGCTTTCTACGATATATATCAGTACGCAAACCTGAACAAGGACGGGTGGTTCTGCAAAACCTTGCGTGCCAGCCAAACCAACATCATCGCCCAGCCTGAACTTGATGATGCCTTGAAGTCCATGACGATAGACCAATATCAACAGGAGTTTGAATGCTCATTTGAGGCGGCTATTTTGGGCGCCATATATGGCACCGAACTGCGCCTGCTTACCGATGCCAACCGAATCACCAAGGTCGAGTGCGACACAATGTTTCCGGTTCATACTGCGTGGGACTTGGGCTTTAACGATGCCACAGCCATTTGGTGGTATCAGGTCGTCCATGGTGAGATACGAGTGCTTGACTACCATGAGGCGCATGGCCAACCAATCATCTACTATGCCAACCAAATTAAGGAGCGTCCGTACGAATATGGCACGCATTGGTTGCCGCACGATGCACGAGCCAAGACCTTGGCAAGTGGTGGCAAATCAATAATTGAACAATTAATTGACAAATTACCCCAAAAAAGTGGAAATTTGTTTAAAATAGTTCCAAATTTGTCACTTCAAGACGGTATTCAAGCAACGCGCATGGCTTTAGCCCGCACATGGTTTGATGGAATGAAGTGTCAAGATGGGATTGAGTGCTTGCGGCAGTACCAAAGGGAATACGATGAAGATAAAAAAGTATTTCGCGACAAACCTAGACATGATTGGACGAGTCATGGAGCGGATGCTTTTAGGATGCTTTCTATTGCTTGGCGAGATGAGACTGACATTGAAAAGCAGAATCAACCGCTTAAAGGCATATTTGTTGGACAGACGGACGTAACCCTTGAAGAAATGTGGCGAAGCACACCAAAGACTACTCACCAAAGGTATTAAATATGAACGACACCCTGAATAAGACCTACGAGGATTGGTATAACACCATCGCCCAATATGACAAGGCTTTCAGGGAGTGGGAGGCAAGAGTCCCCCGAATCATCAAGCGCTATCGTGATGACAGCCGCACCCGCAACA